TACACAAAACTAACAGTTTCTAATGTAGCTTCTAGTGCTACGAGTCCGTTTGCAAATACCGATAAACTTTTGGTAGCTTATAGTTTAACCGGTGATAAAGGTGATGCAGGTTCATTAACTGGTCCTGGTTCAAGCACGGATAATGCTGTTGTTAGGTTTGATGGTACAAGCGGTGGATTAGCGCAAGATTCTTCTGTACTTATTGCGGATGATGGTAGCATGATTATCTCTGGGTCTTCCAGCGGAGACATGTTACGTATCACACAAACGGGCGCGGGCAATGCGTTGTTGGTAGAGGATAGCGCGAACCCTGACAGTACGCCGTTTGTGATTGATGCGAGCGGCAACGTCGGTATTGGTACTGCCTCACCATCTAGCTTGTTAAATATTTATATTAACTCTGTTAGTGATAGAGAAGCGTTAGTTTTAAATTCTAATGGCGGTGTACTAAATGGCGCATCAATAGACCTCCGAAGAAGTAATGTATCTATGGGGAAAATAGATGCAGATTATTTTGAAGGTATGCGATTTTATGTTACCGACGGTGCTGGAGCAGCAGCAACAGAACGTATGCGTATTGACGCTGGAGGAAATGTCGGTATTGGTACGACCTCTCCCGACGAACTATTGGATATTGAGGGCGGCAACATTAAGGTCGGCATTGCTTCTGGTGCAGGAGCCGTTGCAGGACGTTTGTTGATAGATACTACGACCGATAACGTAATGCGACTGTCTGTAAATCGAGGTGGCAGCACAGGGCAATTGGCTTTCCATACCGGTGCAGATACCGAAGCCATGCGGATCAATAACAACGGCAACGTCGGTATTGGTACTACGTCACCCGCTGTTCCGCTTCACATATCTTCAGCCACACCTTCTATACGTCTCACCGATACCGACGATAATAGTGATGTTCAAATTGGAGCGGCTGCGGGTGGACTGCTTGTTCTTGATGCCGACATTAACAATGAAGTCGCTGGTACTGCCATCCTTTTCAGAGTTGATGGCAGCAGTGAAAAAATGCGTATCGACAGCAGCGGCAACGTCGGCATCGGACGCACCCCTACAACAAACTTATTAGAAGTAGCTGGCACAATTGAATCAACTTCAGGCGGGTTTAAGTTCCCGGATGCTACCACACAAACTAGCGCAGGAGTTTCTACAGGTAAAGCTATCGCAATGGCGATTGTTTTTGGTTAAGAGAAAAATAAAAGGATAATAATTTATGGCAAATCCAAATATTGTCAACGTGGCTACGATTAACGGTAATACCGCCGTTCAAGCTGTCGGCACGAGCGCGACGGCCATCGTCACAAATGCAGCGGCGTCCGGCAAAATCTACAAGGTCAACCTGCTCATCGTCTCGAATATCGACGGAACGAATAACGCAGACGTAACCGTTGACCTATTTCGATCGAGTACCGCTTATCATATCGCCAAGACGGTCGTGGTCCCGGCAGATGCCAGCCTAGATGTTTTGAGCAAGCCGCTGTACCTGCTGGAAGGCGACGCCCTCCGTCTAACCGCAAATGCAACTAGCGACCTTGAGGCTGTTTGCTCGTTCGAGGAAATTAGCTAATGAGCGAAAACGGCGGCATAATCGGCCCCGATAACACGCCGACCACTTCCGTGGCGTCTGGCATCTGGTCGCTCGACGAAGCTCAGGAAGCGCAAGGCAACGGTATATGGCCTGGTGTTGCGGTGCCTTACAACATTGCCGTTCTGTCTGTCGCTGGTGGCGGCGGCGGTGGCGGCACCAATGCTGCGGATTATTATGGCGGCGGCGGCGGCGCTGGTGGCCATCGGTATGTGACCTCTCATTCCATCAACACCGGGACCACTTACACGGTTACCGTTGGCGCAGGCGGCGCAGGCGGCGTTACCCGAGACCAAGGCGACAATGGCTCCGACAGTGTGTTCGACACCATCACGAGCGCCGGTGGCGGTGGGGGCGCTGCTGGGTCCGCAGGGGCCGGAGGCACAGCGGGCAGCGATGGTGGATCTGGCGGCGGCTCAACCGCTAACGGCAGCGTTGGATCTGGCAACACGCCATCAACGTCTCCTTCCCAAGGCAATAACGGAGGCTCCGGCACGGCCAGCCAATGGTATGGCGGCGGCGGCGGTGGTGGCGCTGGAGCGGTTGGAGGCGACGCTGCAACGTCCCCGATCACGACCGCTGGTCACGGTGGCGCGGGGTCGGCGAATAGCATCACGGGGTCATCCGTAACCAGGGCCGGTGGCGGCGGCGGGGGTATCGGTGGTGCGCATACCGGCGGGTCCGGTGGCACGGGCGGCGGCGGCGATGGCGGTGCTGGTGCTAACGGAACCGCTGGAACCGCCAACACAGGCGGCGGCGGTGGTGGAAGCGGCGGGAATAGTCTTGAGGGCGATTTTAACGGCGGCGCTGGCGGCTCGGGCGTCGTTATCTTGCGGATACTCACGAGCGACTATAGCGGCACGACGACCGGGAGCCCGACCGTCACGACAGACGGCTCATATACCGTGCTGCAATATAATTCGTCCGGGAGCTACACGGCATGAGCCATTTCGCGAAAATTGAGAACGATGTCGTCACCCAGGTCATCGTTGCTGAACAGGAGTTCGTCGACACGCAGCCCGGCGAGTGGGTCCAGACGAGCTACAACACGCGCGGCGGGGTGCATTACGCGCCCAACAGCGACACGCCGGATGGCGGCGTTGCCCTGCGAAAAAACTTCGCGGGCATCGGCTACACCTACGACCGTCAACGCGATGCTTTTATTCCGCCCCAGCCTTATCCGTCGTGGACGCTGGACGAGGCGTCGTGCCTCTGGGAGCCGCCGGTTCCGTATCCGAGCGATGGGCACAAATACACATGGGATGAGGCCGCACAGGCCTGGGCCGAGGCTGTGTAAGGTACGATACAATGGCCGCAATCAGCACCTCGATCCCCGCCCCAATCGGCGGGATCAACGCCATGTCGCCGCTCGACGCGATGGCCGCGACCGATGCGATCGAGCTAGAGAATTGGTTCCCGGAGACATCAAAGGTTTCCGTCCGCAAGGGGTTCGCCCAGCACGCGACCGGCGTCGGCTCTGGCGAGGTCGAGTCCGTCATGGTCCGACGCGGCACAACCGACAAGCTGCTCGCGGCCAGCGCCACGAACATCTACGACGCGACCTCGACTGGCGCGGCGTCTTCGTTGGTCGGCTCGAAGAATGGTGGGCGGTATCAGTCCGCCCAATTCGGCGGCTACCTTGTCATGGCCAATGGCCAAGATACGCCGATGACTTACGACGGGACATCGATCGCGGATGCCGCCTACACGCACGGCTCGCTGACTATCAGTACGATCAAGTACCTTCAAGGCTACAAAGGTCGATTGTATTTCGGCGCGGCGAACGACGCAAAATTCTACTACTTGCCGACCGGCAACGTGACCGGCGGGGCGCTGTCTGATTTTGATCTGTCCCAGGTCACGGAGCGCGGCGGGGTCCTGCGCGGCATTGGCGAATGGTCGCGTGACGGCGGCGACGGACTCGCTAGCGTCATCGTTTTCGTCATGTCGTCGGGCGAAATCGTGGTGTATAGCGGCGACGACCCGGCATCAAACTTCAGCAAGGTCGGCTCGTACTTCGCAGCGGAGCCCATCGGCGACCGCCCGCTTGTCAGCATCGGCGGCGATCTGGTTGTAATCACGCGGCAAGGATTCTTGCCGGTGTCGTTGCTGTTGCGCGGTGGCTCGGTCGAGGACGTGGACCGCACCGCCATCGGGAAAATCCGGCAAGCTGCGGTGGACGCGGCGACAGCCGGGGCGGCGTTTTTCGGCTGGTCCGGCGTTACGGACCCGAAAGACAACAAGCTGGTTATAAATGTGCCGGTCGCGGCGGGGACGACGTTTGACCAGTATGTCTACAACATCACCAGCGGCGCCTGGACCAAGTTCACGGGCATCCCGGCCCGCCAATGGGCCAGCCTGGGATCTGATCTGTACTTTGGTGGCGACGGCGGCAAGGTGTTCAAAATCACCGGCACGACGGACGACGGCGCAGCAATCTCGGTGAAGGCAAAACAGGCATTCACCTATTTCGGCGACCGGGCCAGCCGGAAGCGCATCACGTCAATCCGGCCAATAATACAATTGGACGGCTCGCAAGCCTTCAAGATCGCACTTGATAGCGATTTCGGCGATCGGACGATCACCGCCGCAAATCACACGATATCTGGGCTTTCGAGCGGGTCGGCGTGGGACACGGGCGCTTGGGACACCGCCGTGTGGGCGGGCACGCCAACGCCAAATACGCTTTGGCTCGGAACCCATAACATAGGCCGGAACTTTGCGATCCGCGTCGAGGCCGACACCACTGGCCAGAACATTAGCTGGCTGGCCACTGATTATCTCGGAGAACGAGGAGGAGTCCGCTAATGCCATGGAGCGCGGGAACTTTTAGCCGAACTGACGGCACCCGGACCGGCACGACGGTCTGGACTCAGGCCCGCGACGCGGGAGTCAACATTCTGGCTGCGGACCACGACACGCACGATCAGGACATTGCGACGGGCATCAACTCGACGCTCGCGAAAGATGGCTCAAATTCGCCGTCCGCCGATCTGCCGATGGGCACTTACAAGCACACTGGCGTTGGGGACGGGACGGCCCGCAACCATTACCTCGCAGTCGGCCAGTTCCAGGACGGGGCTGTAACATACGCCGCGACCGGCGGGTCGAGTAATGCGTACACCTTGACGCTCTCGCCCGCGATCACGGCTTATGTGACCGGGATGACGTTGCAGATCGAGCCGAACCACACGAACACTGGAGCGGCGACAATCGATGTCAATTCGGTTGGCGCGAAGTCCATCAAGGACGTGTACGGCGCGGCGCTGATCGGGAACGAGCTTCAGTCTGGCGGGATCTACACGATCTGCTACGACGGGACCGACTTCCTGCTGGTCAACACCGCGTCGCTGTTGAGAACGGTGACCATAAAAAAGGCGGCGGTCTCAATCACGCACAACACCTGGACGCAATGCGCGTTCGACGCGGGCGATGTCGTGACCGACCCGGCGGGGCTTGCCGACGCGGCAAACGAGAAGATCGTGCTGCCGACCAACAGCACTGCCGCCCTCGTGACGCTGGCGACTCAATACACATCGAGCGGAATCGATTCGATCGGCGTGACGGTTGGTTATTCGCCAGTGGCCAACACCCCAGGGACCGGCGGTGCGACGAATTTTGTCCAGCGGGCCAGCAACCACAATTCACTACCGGGTTCCGGGACAATTTTCCACACCGCCGTCTCGCACATTTTCACGGTGCCGAACCCCGGCTCGACCGACAACGGATCTTACGACGTGTACGGATCGGTCTATGTGGACATCACGGCGGGCAGTGGATCTGTCCCGATCGCCTGGGAACTTAGCGTCGCGGTATTGAGGTAAAAATGGCTGAAGCTCAAGTCAACTTGTCTTGGTCCCTGCCGTCGATCTCGACGGCGCTGGGCATTGAACACCAAACCACCGGGATCATCAGAAACAACATCTGGGTTGTCCCCGGCGTTGACCAACCGGCCCTGGACGCGGCCATCGCCGCGTATGACGACGGGGCCGAAAAGCTTGCCATCCAGTGGGCGATCGTCCGCGCCGACCGCAACCAGCGGCTGGCGGAATGCGACTGGACCCAGTTACCGGATTCGCCGCTCGCGGATGCCGAGAAATCCGCCTGGGCAACCTACCGCGCCGCCCTCCGGGATGTCCCGGCGCAGGGGGACCCGTATGCTATTGCTTGGCCGGTGGCCCCGTGATCGGAGTCGTCCCCGACGATACAGGCCTAGTGGCTGGCTGGGTCGCGGAACAGCTAGGATTTGATGGGGGCTTTGGCCCCCATTTTGCTGTGGGCATCCGGGATGACGAAACGCCGATCGCGGGCGTCGTTTATCACCACATGACAGCCCGCGACACGCAAGTGTCGATGGCGGCGACCTCGCCCCGCTGGGCGCGCAGGGGCACGATTGAATATCTCTTCCGCGTTCCCTTCGAGCATTTCGGCATGCGCCGCATGACGGCCATTACCGCTAAGAGAAATCGCCGTGCCCGCAAGCTGCTGGCTGGCCTGGGCTTCCGTGAGGAAGGCCGGGCGGAAAAGTATTTCGATGATTCGCGAAACGGCGACGCGATCATCTACGGAATCTTGTCTAGTAATTGCAGATGGATGAACGGCCATGGGTAAAGGACCCCGCGCGCCTGACCCCCAGGCGGTCGCGCAAGCTCAGTCGGAAGCGAATCGTCTTAATATATATGGCCCGTATGGTGCGCAGGTTTTCGGGTCTGTGAACGACGAGGGCCAGTTCGTGCCTCGCCCTGGCGGCGACGCCGTTATGGTCAACGAGACGCCGTTCCAGGCGGCGCAGCGCGCTCAACAAGAAGCGTTGCTGCAGCAGCTTGGCAGCGTCGCGCAGCAACGAGCCGGTGCGATCTCCGGCGACCCGTTCACCTTGCCCGATGCGCCCGCGTACCAGGGAGCAATTGATCGCTCTGGCTTGCCGCAGGTGGCGGACTTTAGCGGCCAAGTCGCGCGCGGCCTCGACATGAGCGGCCTCGCGGGCATTCCGGGCGTCGATGATTTCGGCGCGGAGCGGCAGCGAGTTGAAGACGCGATCTACAATCGCCAGCGGCGTCTGTTGGACCCGGAATTTCAGCAGAGCCGGGAGCGGTTGGCGCAGGATCTCCAGAACCGGGGCATTCCGATTGGCTCAGAGGCCTACAATCGGGCCATCGATCGGCTCGACCGCAGCCAGGGGCAAGCCTTGGCGGATCTGACCGACCGCGCGGTGACCCTCGGCGGGCAGGAGCAATCTCGTCTATTCCAGCAAGCCATCGGCGCCCGTGGCCAGCAATTTGGCGAGCGGCAAGCCCAGGCGGGCTTTGGCAATCAGGCCTTGCAATTGGCCAATGCGCTGGCCGGTAGCGCCCGTGGGACCATGGCCTCGGAGATTCTCCAGGATCGCGAACTGAACAACGCGGCGCGAGCCAATGCGATCCAGGAAAGCCTGTTGCAGCGCAACCAACAGACGAACGAACTGGCACAGCTTCTCGGGGCTGTCCCCGGGCAGCCGCTGCCGCAGATGCAGTCTGGCATCTCACCGATCGATATCACCGGGCCAATGTATCAGCAGTATCAAGCCGATGTCGGCAACTATCAAGCCAACCTCGGCGGGCTGTACGGCCTCGGTCAACTCGGCGTTCTGAAAGCTTTGGGAGCGTTCTAACATGGCGATGCAAGGAGCCCGTGCGGGCGATCTGTTCCGGCTGCAACTGGCGCGGTCCCTCGCGCCACAGGGCAACCCGACCACGCCGTTGGCGGCGTTGGGGAATCTTGGCCGTCTAGCGGCTTCGCTCTACATGCAGCAGAATGTCGCGAAAGGCATTGAGGACCGGCGGACTGCGGCTGATAGAGCCGCCCTCGCCGCGTTGCAGGGTACGAGACAGCCGATCTACGCCACGCGGCCAACCGTTGGTGACGTGGATCTCAGCCCGCCGTCGCCGGGCATCCCGACCGCGCAGATCGGAGAACGAGTTGGGCCAGATCGGGCCGCGTTGATTTCCATCCTTTCCAACCCGAATGTTTCTGAAAACATCAGCAAATTGGCGGGGACACTGTTCGCGGAGCAAACCAGCGCGGACCAAGCAGCGGCGGACCGCGATTTCAGAAGAGAAATGCAAGAAACTAGCCTATCGGCGATGAGAGAAAAGAGCAGAGCGGCCCTCAATCTCCAAGAACGCCTCGCCATGGCCGAACTGACGTTCAAGGCAGACCAGGGGGCCTTAGCGCGAGCGTCCCAAGAAGACATAGCTGAACTTAACCGAGAAGCGCAAATATCGATCGCCCAAGGCGCAGACGCGCGAAGCATTCAAGTGGCGCTCATCAACTCAGCGCGCGCCCAAAACAAGACCCCGAATTTGGTTCGGTACGCGGAACGCTTATTCCCAGGCGATAAGGTGGCACAGGATGCCTTTATTTACAGGCAGTTGAACATTACCGATCGGGGGGTGAACAGGGAGGCTGCTTCTTTTCTCCCGGCTAACACCCCCGCGCCCACTCCCCCCGCCCCT